AGCAGGTCTGACGGGCGCTGTACCAAAGGCATCACGACCAACAACCACTTCTGAGATCATTTCAGCGTCGTTACCCAAAAGCTGGAAAACCGCCGCGTCAATGTCAGCTTTTGTGAGTTCTGTTGGCGTATTACCGTTCACACCGTTGCTACAAGCAAGTGTGGAAGCAGTAGATGCCAGAACGTCACGTGTGACTTCATCAATTGTTTGTCCCAAGTTTTGAGCGAGAAGCCGTGCAGCTTCGTTCAAAACGCGGTCTTCTACTGTAAGTTCTACTTGGTTTGTGATGGTCACAAAGTTACCGTAGAAATCTACACGAGCAGAGATGTTAGTAGCAGATAGAGCTGCGCCTGGAGGCGAGACACCATCGACTAGTGGAACAGGAACTGTTGACATCCGTGCATAGCGACGGAAGACAATTGTGTCCCCTTCCTTTTCGGGTAGAATGCGCTTTTGCGCAAACTTTGTATGAATTAGCTGCGGGTATGCCGTCATGAGCAAAAGACGATCGTAGTATTCCCGCACCGCTGGTGGCAAAGCCGCTACATCTGTAATAGCCATTATCGCTTTCCTTCAGTTTAGGGTTAAAATCGACCCATATTCTTATTGGCAATCTTCATGAACTCTGCGTCCGACATATTCTTAAAACTACTTACTTGCGACTGAGGTGATGTACTTCCGACAGACGATAATGTCCCGGGCCTTTGCCCATTATCGATGATTCTCTGTGCCTCGGTAGACTTACGCGCCTCATGATTAGCAGCTCTGTAAGAGTCGCTGTTTCTCGCTAGGTAATAAGCAAGTTCATATCGGTTCGGATCGTTCTGAAGAGTTGTTTTCAGAGCTGGGTTTTTAGCAATGACATCCGGTAGGTACTTCGTAACTACATCGTTGTAATCGCTATACTTCTGTTGCACACGAAGCTCTTCGACGCTGGTTTGATAGTTCTGTTGGATCTTGCCAAGAAACTTCTTGGCCTCACCTACAGTCAAAACATCGTCATCAGACATACCAGCATAGTCATCCACAGACTGTTCCTGTGGTTTGATATTTTGGTTCGCCTGAAGAAGCGCCATGTGGTCCTGAAGTAGTTTTGTTTGCTCTTGAAGCTGCTGACGCTCTCGTCTCTCTGCTTGTAAAGCGGCAAGAGGAACCATCTCCTGTTGCTGCTCCGCTTGAGGCTGTTCTCGTACAACTGCTTCCGGTTCGGCGGCAACCGCTGCTTGTTCGCCCGTATCTGCTACTGGATCTACCATTAGTGTTTCCTTTCGCCCTTAAAGATGGCGGCTCTAAATTGCGTTATAAACATATGCCCCAGCGATATCTCGTCGGCCTTCCTGGACATGAGGATCAACCTCAAAGCCTAGGTGTGGTGATAGCCGTTCCATATCTACAGGCATATCGTGTACGTTTATGTGGTGATTGATGATGTCGCCATCCTTGACCTCTAGGACAATTGTCCCGAGCATCGCCTTTGGCTTTACATCGTAATCCTTGATGACACGGACCAGAACGTACTCACCTGTGTCCATTTTCATCTTGGTCGGGCGATGGTGAATCACAATCCAATAGTGACCTTTAGGCCTGCGATTGAGGATGTCTTGGACAGCCTGATCGTCAGCCTTCATCATCTCTTGGGTTGTCTCACCTACTTCCTGTACCATGTGTTTTCCTTAGTACTTGTAGTCGTAAGCTTTTTGATCGTAGCCTTTACGCTCATGACCGAGCTTCTGGCAGCGACCCATATCAAACTTCTGTGCATCCGTTTGGATAGAAGAAGTATTTCCGTGGTTCTTCATCACTTTTTGCTTGGAACCACCCATCATTTTCTTGTAACGCTCGTTACCGTTCTTATAGTCCTTCATCTTGGACCTCCTGTGGTTGTTGGTTTGGTGCCTGTTGAGGCGGACCACCCGCCACAGCGGCAGAAATAGAAACGTTGTCCGCTTTTAGTTTGTCCTCTTCCTGCTTGTTCTTCTCGCGAAGGGCTGCGGCTAACATGAGTTCCTCTTTAGCCGTGCGGACGTCTATCTCATCCAATTCTTTGATGGCTTTGACCTGATCAAGAACCGCTTGCGTTCTGTTCTGTACAGCTTCGCTTGAGCGTTCGTCTTCTAGACCAAGGTTGGCAACGGAGCGTGTAAAGCGTTCCTTAGCCGTTGCAACTTGAGACAGGCTTTGAGATTTAGCAAGATCCATCTGGGCCTGCATTACCGCCTCTTGCTGTTGTTGCTGCTTAGCAAGCATCTGCTGTTGCTGCTGCTGGTACTGCTCCATGGCTTCGTTGTATTCGGACTTACCTTGGATAGGTGCGATACGAGCAAGGAATCCTGGTGGCATTTCCTCTCCCATCTGCTTGAGGTCAATCATCTGACGGAAGAACACTTGTCGTTGGGTGTCCGTTAGTAGTCCCTCTTGAACAACACAGTCGTATTTTGTGAAGTCTTTGTTATAAAACTCTTGGGTGGGTTGTTCGTTGATGATTCTTTGGACTTTCTCAGGAGTCCATCCCTGGATAAGTTTCAGTGCCAAATTTGACATGTGCTTTTGAGAGACTCTAAGATTGTCAAAGATGTCCTGAAGGTTAGTAATAGCAGCGCCCTGGCGCAACATGGCCAGGACTCCGCTCTCGTTGCCCGATTCCATCTGTCCGAAAGCCGCATCATTGACACCGGCGATCTCTTTGATGTCGGCATCAAACTGTTGCTGTAGCTGAAACATCGAGGGAGGAATCTGTGCGGGCTGAATCTTTTCGATGGCTCCAGGAGCAGCATCCTGATTACGCCAGATAACTTTTCCTTGAGAGGCTTGGAATAAGCTGCGTGGATTTACAACAGACCCTTCCGTAGCTATGTATCCAGAATTTATTTGACTGTCAAGCAAGTCGATCATTTGGCTGCGCCGACGATTTGCTTCTCGTTGAGGATCTCTCATACAACGAATTAGGGACTGAACTTTCAGCCCCCATTGGTCACTTTCTGGTTCCCATATCGCGGTATATGGGACGAACGGATACTCGTCTAATCCGTAGGGATTGATCACCGTGCGCATCACCTGGTCATTGACAATGATGTGCATCTCGATATAGCGCTTAGCTCTCGTAGAAAGCTCGAAATTGGGGTTGATTTCTTTCAAGCGAAGGAACAACTCATTGTCGCCTTCCCAATCCCGATATTCCCCGGTCTCCATATCGACTAGGATCTTTGTAGACTCCCAACGTTGCATATAGAACTCGTTGTAAGCCATTAAATCCTGACCGTTTGGCTGACGTTGGTATGGGAGCCAGGTGAATTTATCATCCCGCTCCCATCCAATCCTATGAAGCGACTCAAGCTCTTTTTCTTGGCCTGGTAGCAAGGACTGAACTAAATCCAGACCTAGATACTTTCGTCGCAACATATATGCGCAATCAGACAAATCAAGACGTGTAAGGTAAGGATCTAAGATAAAGCCGTTCCACGGCTCTCTGGAAAATCTAATATCTCCGTTGACGGGATCATCTCGGTAGTCAAGCCAGACGCTTGCTAGGTTCCACCCGGTTTTACATGCTCCGGCGAAACAGTCCGATACTGTTTGATAGCCGTTTCCGTAGTTCATGACGTGATATAGGCATTGAGAGAGCTGGTCGGCGGTTTTCTGATCGGAACTCTCTATAGGCGTGACCATAGACGCTAATCGGTGCTGTCTTTGGTAACCTGTGACCATGTTAATTACTGGGCGGATGCGATTGAAGACAAAGGCATTACGACCCTCATCAAAGAGCGCTCTTTTTTCTGATTCGTCCCATTGATCGCCTAAGTAAAATCTTAGGTCTCTTTCTGCTTCAGGAAAATAGGGATCCCAGGCGTAGTACGCTTCATTATAGTACTCATCAAATGCCTCTATGATGTTCAGATCCGTGCTATACCCCATGAGCATCCTCATCCATCGGCTTATAGACACGAGCCTTACGACCCTGGCGAGTTAGTCGCTTTTCACCAGTGTCTTCAATAAGGCCGTCCCGCTTGAGTTCTGTAACTCTGGCTGAACACGATTGATGGGATAAATCTAGGAGGGATTCGATTTCATCACATGTGGCGTTTCCACGTGCTTTTATCGTAGAGAGAACCTTGTACCGGAGCTTAGACCTCACACGTGCTGGCGTTTCAGCATATGCCAACTCGGAAGTATCCGCCCCTTTATGAAATCTTCTACAAACATCCATCATCGCATACCGTTTCTTAGTCTTTTCTCTACCAAGAAAAGGAATGCGACGCCCACGTGGTAGCGTGGTAAGGATGATCAGTCCGACGTCGCGGCCTTAAACAGGGGGCTGCGCTTTACACGCGCCCCATTCTCCGCCTAGACGTGCTAGGTGAGATGTCAAACCGCTTTACAAATCTGTGTGACTGTCAATTGACAGTGTTTTTCTTAGTGCTGTGTACCGTTGTACAGGTACTTGGAGCCTGGAACTTTAGTCCCACGTCCGCTTTGGCTTCTCGTTCGGGCCGATGCAGACTTGGTGGTGGTGGACGTTTTCCGTTTTTTTGGCTTCCGTGCTTTCATTTGCTCAAAGAGTATCTATGTCTTGATTTTATTTATAGCTTTTCAGGCACATTCGGTAAAGCTAGACTTCATGAGGCCATTTTCCGGTGAGTCTTTTGAATTCTTTGTGCTGTATTTTCTCAAGTTCTCGACACTCTTGACACATTTCCCTGCGACGGGTTCCTTTTACCATTTTGCGTATGGCTTTGCCCTTTCTGACCTCATAATTTCCACAACTACAGCGACATACCCAACGGGCGCCACCTGTTTTATATTTGCTTTTCCCGTTTTTATTATATCGATTCGAACCACCATAATATTCTACTACAGTCATCTGTCCGAATTTTAGCCCTGTTAAATCAAATCGTTTGTTTTTCACCCCTTCGTCTGCTTTTTTTCCCTTGATGAAAACATCAGAGAATAACGGGCCATCATTTTTTGGTACGAATTCCTCTGAGAATCCTGGTCTGATGACATTCGCTGCTGTTCTGTCTACTGGGATGGGGTTTTCGGGTCTCATTAGTACCTCTTAGCATACAATCTCTCTAACTCTGCGGCGTCTGCTTCCGTCATCTGCTTACGACGGGTTTTATTCTGCATTACTCCCATATACCTAAACGCATCTGCATAATGTGACGACCAATCGTGACAAGGCTTGTCGCTAAAAACGTTGAGACGCTCATTGAATACTCGGTGGTAGTTTTCCAAGCATTTTATCAGGTAGGAGCAGTTTTTCCTATCAATCCATAGCTTATGGAACATACCACGTGCCATCTCGATTCCTTCGTGGATGGACAGGTTTGGAACAATCTGAAAGTTTAGACCCATTTCACGGGCCATTTGAAGCCGTGTACGGGCACCATGCCCCAATTCGCGTACTTGGATGTCATGAGGCGCGTAATGTCCGCCATATTGCCACAAACCCTCTTTAGCTTTGTTTTCCACTACTCTTGCATAGTGGTCTAGACCTTCACCTTCGTTTGAGTAGGTATCGATGATGTGGATTTCTTGCCCGACATTCTGGGCAAAGATTATAGCCGTGCTATCAGATACGCCAAGGTCCCAGTAAGTATCAACAGGAGTGTAGGGGTCGTAGGGAACGTGAGTAACCCTCTCTTCTTTCTCCGCCTGATTGAGATGTTTCGCATAAAAAGCACCTTCGATTCCTTGGTCAAAGTTACAATAGTACTCTTGTTGGATGAGGTTCTCGCTCATTCCCTCATTGCGTTCCATGTCCATGTCTGTTTCAGTAAGAACGCCCGTGTCTTCAATGGAAAGCCTCTGACAAAACCAGTCGTCATTGTCTCTTGCCATATTGAAGAGATCAAAGGCGTGGTTCTTGCCGCGAGGTGTGAAATTAAACACCGCCCAACCTTCGTTTTCACGGAGGATTGGACGCACGAAGTCCCATGTCTTGGGGTCTTGCAATGAAAACTCAGAAAAAACACAACCTATTGGGTTGATACCAACGTTGATGATATTCTCGGTACCCATAATTTGGATGACAGAGCCGTTTTTCAGCTCTATCTTCATCTCTACGGAGTTGGGTTGCCCTTGAATCAACTCAGGAGGGATGTAATCTACGAATCTTTTCCCCTCTTTGTTAGCTCCGTCCCATAGAATCCGACGACCCAACCGGCTAGTAGGGAAAAAATAGCAGTAAGTACCGATTCGTCCACAGCATGCCTCTCTTATCATGTAGTTCCAACAGGTGATCTCTTTCCCCGCCCTACGGTGCCAGACAAGGACAGCTCTTTTTAGGCCCTTATCCATGGCTTTGAAGAAAGGAAACTGATAATCTCTGAGGGTAAGGTCTGGTAGTCTAATCTTTTTCAATATTAGCCTGTATTTAGATCAACAATCTTCTCTTCATCGTAATAAACGACCTTCTCGACAGTGACACCACCGGAATGTTCAACCTCTTTCTTAGGCTCTTTCTGTCCTAGATAGCACTTGCCTAACCAAATGAGCATGGTGGGATTCTTCTCCATGATGGCGGCCTCTATTTGAGCTTTACGAAGCGATGCTCTCATGTTGCTGCGACCTTCATCGATAGCATCGCGCATACGCACCTTTAGCGTGTCTTCACCAACCTGAACCACGTCTGCTATTTCCTTATCTGAGCAACCCAATTTCGCCAGGGAAACGACTTGATGACGACGCTCTTCAAGATACTCTTCTGTGTAGCGTTTGCCCCACTTAGATGTATCGCCCTTTTTCTGACTCATCCTCTCACCTTCATCTTTGCTTGTGCTTCTTCTGCTAGTCGTTCACATGTAGTAATATATTCAACCATAGTATCTTTATCAGCAAATTCGAACGTAATTACTGGTTTTACTTTCTTTTTTGGTGGTGGTGGTTTTTCTAGACCGAGCATTTCCTCTGTCAAGCCACAGTCTAGAAGGTAACCAGGATCATAGAAGTTGCCTAGCGTCTCATGGCACCACTCTCCAGAGACAGAATTCATCTGGATGTTTTTCTCTTTGGCTTGCTCAGGGGTAAGCAGTTTGTCGGGATACATGACGTCGACCTCTGTAAAGCCAAGATCGGCAAGAGTGCGAAGCCTCTGATGTCCAGAGATAATGGTCATGTCCTGGTTGATCACGGGCTTCTCTGATAGTCCGAACTTCTTCAGAGAGCCCATGAGTAAGTGGTATTGCTTTTCGGTGAGTATGCGTGGATTGTGGTCAAACTCTATCAAGTCTGCCAGCTTTACACGCTTTATAGTCCACTCGAATGGTAAAGTTATATCCATTTTAACCCACTTATACCTGTATTTAGTGCAATATATCGTCTCCGCCGTCATCCGGCTTTACAAAGCGAACACCACAGAGCATCCTAACCTTAGGCTCAGGCTCTGTAACCTCTACTTCCCACCCATCGATCTTCTTGACATGGAGCGGCTCACACTTGATAGTCTCCCATCCGGGCTTTGACTGCGTGCTATTCAAAACGCGCCACTTTCTAGAGTGCGCATAGGAAAGCACTTCCCAGTTGTCTCGCTTTACAGGAACATCAAAGTAGTGGTAGATCTTTCCCCATTGTCTGATCGTTGTTAGGTTTCTTATCAAAACGGTACCTCTTCATCTGGAACCCACTCATCTTGTGGGGGTTCTGGTTGTTGTTGTGCATGCTCTGCACACCATTGGTCAAGCGCATGTAAAGCGGCTTTACAAAAGGCGTCATTGTGCTCTTTGTTCACGAATCTGATGACCTGGATGTATTTCTTCTCTCCAGACTCAGGATCATTGTACTCTCTAGAGGGAAGCTTCAGCCATCGCTTGCCATTGGACATGAAGACGCCGCACCCGTACAGCTCTATTCCCATTTTCTGTACATGGAAGTCGGCAAATCCCTGTAAAGCCCCGCTGGCATGTGGCTTGTAATTAAGACATTCAAAACTCATTTGATAACCTTTCTTTTATTGTATCCGACAAAGATTCATACATACCTAATTTATAGACTAACCTTTTTTTCATTTCGGAGATAATCGTCTCTGGATCTAGCTCTGCATCTTCAGCACGAAAAATACATTCGATGAGTTCCCGGCTTAGAGCACTACCGTTGTTGTACCTACCGGCCTTGAAGACGATATCCACGAAAGGCCTATCATCAGGGTCAATCAAGAAGTAAAAGCTATCCTCATCCATGATAAAACCTATCTTTAGGCTTGAGCAGCTTGTAAAGCTTCTCCCATGCCTCTGCTTCCTTCCTCTCCAAAACCTTTCGCTGGCGGTTGATCTCCACTCGCTTGTCTCGATACTGCTGTATGGCTTGTAATAACTCTTTTTCCGTGCTCATCGACGCGCTCCACGTGAAAATAACGAATCTTGTCTATGGCAACCCATACTCCAACGCCCTTGCTGGCATTAAAATAGACCTCAGCAGACCCGATTGTGTTCATGAAGCGCTCCATGTCACTATCTGCTACGTCTATTTCTAACTCTTCACCATCCATGTAGGTGAAAACCACTACATATTTCATTTTCTCTCCATTAAAAATCTTGTTTGGCAATAGTAGCATCCTATTTCGAAGCTTTGGCAATTCAGTTTGTAGGATGCCTGCCACTCTTGGCACTTACACATTCCTTTGTAAATGTGTGATTCTGTTGTTTCCCCTAGACGGTTCTCTAGGGATGCTATTCTCTCGTTCAACCACTGGTAAAAGCGTCGTTGTATCTTGGTCTCTAGAGCAAGCCGCCGTTGGTAGTTTTCTTCTCGCTGCTTCTCTTTCTTAAGACGCTTTTCCTCTTCTTTGAGCCTCTCCGCCTCTTGGGCTTTCCACTCTATGAGCCACTTTTCGTGTTCTATGCGCTCTTGTTCTTTTCTTTCCTTTCGCTCTTGCTCTTCTTTCTTGAGTCTATCGGCAAGACCTGGAACAAAGTCAGCTATCAGCTTGCTTCTCGTAGGGTGGCGTAGCTTGCGGAGGCCCCTGGCTTCTATTTGCCTTATTCTCTCGCTGTGAACCCCATACATCTGTCCCACTTCCTTGAGCGTGCGACACCCCATTGTTCTCGCTATGAGTACCTTGCGTTCTCTTTCTGCTAAGGTGTCTAGCGCCTCACTAACCGCGTCCTTAAGAAGCCTTCTGTCTAACTCTTCGTAGATATCGTGAGGGTCTACCATCTCGTTAGTTAGAGGCTCATAGGCAAATACCTCTAGATTCTGTTTAAGCGCCTTGGCGGTTGGAGTGTCCGGCTTCCTGCTCATCTCATATTCTTGGGCTCCTGAGCTTGGAGGCGTGTGTACCCTTCTTGCGGTCTTTTAGCTTCTTCTTGGCGTCCCGCTTCTTCTTAAGCTCACTGTATCCCGAACCCGCCGCACCCATGACGCGACTTCCTTTCTGATTCAATGGCATCCATGTTCTCCCTGATTGCTTGGGCTTCGTTCTTTATCTCTTTGTATTTCTGCATTCCAACGACTCCAACAATGGCCATCTCTAGATCTGCTAGATACTGAACAGCGTCCTCAAGATCTTCTTTTAGGTTCTGTTCCTGTCTCTTTTTGGCGCACGTATTTTGGTAGACGACTTTCCCGAGGCACGCGCTTTCCGCTGGGAGACCTTCTCCGGGAGCTTTGCCCCCTTCTTGGTCTTCTTCTCGAACTCTTCGGCTAGACCGGGATTCTTTGCGTAGAGGGCTCGCCTCTGGGCTTGGCTCTTGAACGGCATAGACTTTACTCAAACTCCCTATATTGATTGGTTGGAGAGTTGCTCCCATCGGAGCATCTCCCTCTTTCCCTGGTACCATAAAAGCGGATCTACTGGAACAAAAGAAACAGTTGTCTAACCCTCCTTCTTCAACAAGAAAATGCAACCAACCGCAATTACTGCACTTAACTAAGTCGCCTTCTTGCATGCTATGACCCAGTTATTTCGTCTATCATCTCGCAAGCGAGTTCACATTTTGCCATCTTTTTTCCCTGCATTTATGTGTTGCTTATGCGTTGCTTTTACCACGTTTTTGGTCTCTTTCCCTAGGGATTTGCTAGTTTCTATTGCGTCGTTGTTGTGTATGTTTTCCCATGAGTCTGGTTGGTTTGCCGTGCTGTATTTGTGTTGGCATGCGAGACACGTTCCGGTTGCATTTATGAGCACCGGACGCCTGCAACACGTGCAAATCATCCACTTACCGTCACTCATCGGAGAATTTCCTTCTTAGCTTCGTCGATCCACTGAGCTAGACGGTCGCGAAGGTTCTCGTCACGAGTGCCGAACCACTTTTCTTTGAACTTCTCTACTGTATCGCGGTAGCGTTCTTCACCGATATCCCCAGACTGCCACCACTCAACATCATGGAGAACATCCACGAGGTCTCTCATCATCTCATCAAGCTCTCTATCGAACATGCGTCCGACGTATTCCGCATCGACGCGGTGATACATGTAGTCATAACTTCCGCCGCTCATTCTTCTCTCCTAGGTCTCGTTGGTGTGTGTATCGGCTTCCATGCAACCACCTTGCTTTGTGTGATTTGCACTCTGCTGTCCCATATCTGTCCTGTCCACCATGCCGGCCTGACCTTCCCGCTCTCGTATCGTATGTGCACTAGCTCGAAGTCATCCGGCTTGAAGTCGCTCATAGAGCGCCACTTAGCAGCCATTTTTCTCCAAGAGAGCTTCCAACCTCTCCATCTGTTTCTTTAGCTTGATGAGTTCCTCTAGGAGAACCTCGAGGGGTGCCGCTGGCCCTGAGTGCTTAAACTTACCGCGAGACAGTAGCGCGTCTCTCATTTCGTCCCTTAGCTCTAGCTCGCTGAGCCCCTGGTGTCGTGTGTACATAAGTCGTTCTTTCCGTTGTCGTTCTTCTTTGCTGTCTGGGATAAAGGGCATGTCATACACGTTCTTTGACCTCCCATAGGTGAAAGCAGTTGTTGTGTGCATTTACGTAGTCCTCTTCTGGTGGAAGGTACATAGCGTAACATTTTTCTCTGTCTAGTAACTCGTAACGGGCTTGCTTGATCTCATCCCAGCGGGGGTATCGGTTCTTGTGGGAGATACTGAGGTGCTCGCGGCCTTTGTCTACGGTGACCATAACCTTGCAGGAGCCTAGCTGGTAGCACCTGCCGAAAGGGCCGTTGATGCGTTCACACTTGTATTTCATTTATTCTCTCTCACTAGCTTTAGGGTCATACCCTTGGCTTTTTCTTCTTCGTTTGGAGCCTGCATATATTGATATCTTTCC